GATTTCCGTTTTACCCATAAAAAGATCTTTTATACATTTCATGAATTTTTTACAGGATTTCAATTCATCCTTGATTTCATGAAATTTACCCCATATCTCTGTGCTCAGTTGGTGAATGAGCACGTACGCATTTTGGCCAATCCTTCTCTCTTGACCACCCATCAACATAAATGTCGCGGCGCTACAACACGCTCCTTGTGCTATGGTGATTACTTTTACCCTCGACCTCTCTATTACATTCATGGCATTCATTCCACTAAATATATCACCACCCTCGCTCATGATATGAACCCGTATCACCGGCGAATAGTCTATGAGGTCTGCGGATCGTTTGAGAAGTTCTATTTCAAGTTTCTTAAACTTTTCTATAAATTCTAATATATTCTCCACCGATATTTCACCATAAAATAGTATTTCGTTACCTATGACTTGTGTTGTATCACTTTTATCTTCCGTTTCATCACTGTCCTTGGAGGGCATTTTTCATGGACTTTTTTATATGAGTAACCTGTTTCTGTTTTAACTTGCTTGAAATTGCGAGGTGATTCATGACATCAAAATCCGCCGGCAATAAATTATATTTCATGAGAATGTCTATATCTCCCTGTTCGGCACGCTTTTTTAACAAACATAATTCATCCACACCGACCGATACACCTATATTCCTAGTTCTACGGTTTATAGCTCTTACTTTTTGATATCGCATTTTCATGTTTCCAAACTTTGTCCATGAACTACCGGGTCTAATATTTTCCCTTTTGAGTGGTTTCCCCATACATGATTTTGGTATAGAAACCGACGATAACGCATAATATGGCATGAGTTCCCAACATCCGGCGTATATCGATGAATCATATATATCTGTGTCCGAGAAAGAACGCGAGGCGCGCACATAATTTACATTTTTGGAATCTATGTAATTTTCTTGGAATATATCTGATATATGACCGTGTTCGGTTAATCTACTATCTAATAGTATATCATTCGTGCTTTCACAAAGTACATCGTATATATACTCTTTCGGCGTTTTAAAAATATCCTTTTCATCGGATTCATCATCTAGATACGATAAAAAGTTTCTGATATTACCGTGTGATCTTTCGGCCGCCGCCTTAGCTCCGGTTCTAGAATCTATACTCAATAATTTGTTAATAGATGGAACCGGTAGGTAAATCACCTCAAAATTTGGTACTCCTAGATAGAAACTACTGGTTGTTATTATATGGGAACCATTGGTATATTTAACCCCATCACATATACTTTGAAATATATTTTTATATGGGTAGTATGTGGGGTCGTAATCATCTATAAACAGATGTTTATGGGAGCCTCTAACACGATCCAGAAACGCGGTTTTATTTGATATATTTTCATGTGTTATCTCGATACTATTCCTATCATTAAGGATACAATCCAGAAAATGTGTCTTACCGCTTCCTACATTTCCACATATAATCACGTTTGTGTTTGATTTAATGTGTTCTTGTAATATTTTAAATTCCCTTTTATGTATCGTGATTTTATTTTCAGTATTTTTCTGTGGCGTTATTTTAATGAAGCAATCCATCGATGATCTTACTAATCAGGCAATAGATATTGTGACGAAAAATTCCGCACTACAAGAACGTGTCGTCGAACCTTTAAGAAAGAAAATTTTTCCATATCTGATATGTGTCACTTTATTTAACATCGTCATGTTCATATTGATTCTTTATATGGCTCGACGTATTTCTAAAATGCAGGTATAAATAATATTTATTAAATGTAAGTATGAATAAAGAAACGAAACTCCGGTTGTTTTGGACAATTTCCTTTTTGGCGGTAACGATCCGACTCATGGTGGGTGTGTATCGGGATCAGAAGAAATCAACTCCCGTCGTAAATAATATTCCCAGTATTAATTAAATGAAGAGGGGTGCTCGCAATTCTCTTCTCATTGTCGGTTTATTGGTCGTGATTATAATTTTGTTAATGAATCCGCGAGTTATTCGTCTTCCATCGAGAAGGCCCCATCAGCCCATCGTTGTTAATTCTTTACCAGACGTCAGGCGGCAGCCCGAATTTAGAAATGCTCCCATCAAGAAGTACAAACCGGGTCGAACACAACAAATGGGAATACTGATTGGTAACGACGAGGAGGCACTCCCATTATACGGGAAGGAAGTTCGGAATCGACGAGACAGATACCATTATTACACCACCACACCAGGCAATCAAATTTACCCGTTACCTCTCGTCCATAACGGTAGGGAATGTACAGAGGATATCGGATGTCCCGAGTTTTATGGAGGTGAGAGTGTTTCTGTTGTCTCCAAGGATGGTACGTATCAAACCAAAATGTATAGGACTGATAATTTCTTCTAATAAATGTAATTAAAAAATATCATTAAACATAAAGTAGTATGGTTCGCTATTCTATGTTTAACAATAGACCATCACAGTGTCGGACTGTAGGCGTCAGAGCCTCGAGACGAGTTGATCAGGGTTATTCGTTATCCGAAAAGGAGTCTATTATCACACGAAAGGCATTGGAGACTTTATACGAGACTCCTGTCAGGGATATGTTCAGTACTCTAGATTCTCATATTCATCAGGTGCGTTATAGATTGGTTCTTTCGGACGCAATCGATGATGCACGTGAGGAATGTAAGGATGACATTCATTGTATAGGTTGTAAATTAGCATGGGAACGTGTATGCGAGATAGAAGATTCGGCGGATAGACACAAGGATTTTTATCAGTGATGTTTACTTGCCACATTTATCACAATATTCTTCCTTACGTTGGATGAGGAAGACGTGATCATACATATGCGTTAAACCTAAAAACACAGCGACGAGACTTAACATCATCTTGGGACTTCGCACATTTTGACGAGACATGGACAAGATCGCCAAGATAATGGCGACAAAAATAATAACCCGGATCATTCCCGGCTTCGGTTTTAACACACTGAGGTCAAACGATTTCTTTTCTTCCTTTTTGGGGACTTCGACGATTTCGGAACCGGACGACATTTTATAGTATTACCTGAGAAATAAATGTTTTCTACAGACGGATTTATAGATGTCTTTGTCTCCGATGAGTTCGAGTTCGTCAGATTCGATGGTTCTTTTTGTAAATGGACCGGGTGTTCCATCCATACAATCCATACACAACGCTGATAATTTCACGACTTCATCCGCCATTGGGATACAATCTATGAGTGTTCCAAATTTTCTTTGTCTGTAATCGCCGTCTAATCCAGCAAGTAACACCGACTTATTCTTACTGAGACACAATTCACAAAATCTCCTGAGATCTGAAAAAAATTGCGCCTCATCTACGGCTATAATTTCCGCGTCTTTGAATGTGTTTTTGTGTATGATTTCATTGAGTGTTTTTGTTTTTATACACTCAAATGTTATACCGTCGTGTGTTTTTACCACTTCTTCTGGCGAACGGGTATCCTTTGCGCAATTGACGACCAGTACCCGTTTGCCAATGATTTTATAGCGCTTAAGTCGTCGTATCAGTTCGGATGTTTTACCGGAAAACATATTTCCAATAATCACACTGACACTCATCTCTCTATAAAATAATATTGTATTTTTTATATGGGTATTCGACATAAGGCCACTTTTGGTGATTTCGATGGGTACTATTATCCAAGTAGTGGCCGTGTCAAGTTTGGGGCTTGGACATTTCCAACCATTACCATAGCACTTAAATATATTCAGGATCCCATGTCACCGTTTTATTCACCCCACAAGTAACTTAATGTCCGTTTGATATTTATATCGTTCCATACTTGATTAATAAAACCTCCACTGAATATTTTATTAAAAATATACATGTTATTTTAATAAAATATTTTAAATCATTCATTATTCTGCTCTAGTAACATTTTACGAATATTATCGTATAGAATACTTAATAATGCAATTTTATATGTAAGAAATCCAAATAATGTCGCTCCATAGTCAAATTCAAATGGGATTGGTGTGTGATTCCATATGCCTTCGCCCATAGCTAAACAAATTGGGAATAAAATGGGCATTTCCATGGTTCCTTTCTCTATGTTATCTACCTTGGAATACAACGTATCTAGGTATGCCAGTGATGTTCCCAGTCCTACGCCATATGATATTCCAGCTTCGACACCCTGACTTATAAAATAGGATACAGTCAACGATGTACCATAAATTACTGTTGTTTGTGTTAGCTTTCTTTTCAGTTTGATATATTCATCATTGTTCGATGTATGAATACCCTTTTTTAATGGCCGAGGTGAAAGAGAAGATCTTATGGAGAGCATATATTATTGATATTATTTTTTATTTTAATTGAATTTATTCCAGTTTTCTTCCCATGATTTGTGGGGATATTTACGGACTACTCGCGAAATTCTGGTATTACATCTTCGGCAGTCTATTAATTTAAAGTCCCCCTCAAGTTCTGTTAGACACTTGATCCTGATGACTTTATGACCTCTACAATTTACACAACAACTTTTAGATTTGGGACGTTTTGGTGTTTTAAGTCTAGTTTCAGCTGAAAGTTCCAATGATTTTGCGTATAATTGGTATGCTGATATAATCTTGGTCATGTACTATAATATATACAAATCTTTATTCTTCTTCGATATTTGCTAGATAACTCGCCATGTTGAATATATCGGTGAAATAGTCAAAGGAAGCATCTACGAAATCGCCATCATAGTTTCTTTGTAATATGTTATTGGTGTCATATACCATAAATAATGCCATTAAACCCACACCAATTTTATAGAAGTTTTTAGACTTTTTCTTGGCAAATATACTATAAAAAAGCATAGCCAGAATTGCTCCAAACAGCATGAGACCAATGGGTCTCAGGTTCCAACCCATTTTGATTGTGATGGCACCAAGAACAAACATGAGAATGAATATTCCGATAGCATCCGTGAGCGCTTCTTTCGCATTAAGATCTCTGGACGTTAAAACGCCCATGAAGAAGGACAACAACGTAAAGAGTGCGAATTTATACGGAAGTTTTAATTTAATGAAGACGAGAGGAATTAATGTACAGAAAAATAAAATCAAATACATGAGCATATTTTTCGCCACGTGATCACTGAACCGCGGACTATCTATAATTCGTTGCGCTGTTACGTACGCAATTGTCCCCTGAAAAATAAGGTTACCAAACACTTTTGCCATGAAAGGAGCCTTTTCCTGAATCAATGTCATGTTTACATGAATGAAGAAAAAATATTAATTAAAGATTAATGACATGACATTAATAATGAGTACTCTCAGGGTTAAGAAATTGAAATATGATGCAATTATACCTTCACGAGGGTCTCCTTTGGCTGCTGGTTACGACTTATATAGTACATGTGATCTCAGTATTAACGCAAACGAAAGAGCTATTGTCGAGACGGGCATCGCAATTGAAATGCCAGAAGGCGTTTATGGACGCGTTGCTCCGCGATCGGGGCTCGCCGTGCGATCGGGAATATCCGTTGGAGCGGGAGTCATCGATAGAGACTACAGGGGAGAACTCAAGGTGGTCCTCTTCAATCAAGGATCAGAGTCATTCGATGTCAAAAAGGGGGACAGAATCGCACAGCTCGTGTTGGAGAGGCACGAGATGCTCGAAATTGAGGAAGTTGGCTTGTTGGAAGAAACCCACAGAGGTGAAGGTGGATTCGGATCTACTGGAGTGTGATTAATTTTTCTTTTTTGATGTATATGGTTTAATATTTCTCCCAGATATGGTCTTTCGGGTTACGGGACTCATGGCCTTTCTGAAATTATCCCTAACTTTGCGCACAAATGTTTTTAAACCGCGTTTATTAAATACGGTCTTGATTTTACCGTTATTCCCAACATTCGTACTAATATACACGCGTTTCTTGGGTTTAATATTTTTTTTGGCTACCGGGGTGAATTCCTTGTTGTACCACGTCGCGACGTTCTTATTCCTGTTGTTAGAATTAGATGCGCCATTTTTGTTATTTGAATTTGAATTTGAATTATTCGAAAGATTAGTATTCGGCGGTCTGGAGACAAGTCCCCGTCTCCGATTGAGTCGTTGCATTCTCTCTCTTCGTTGTCGTGCCTCGGTTTCGTTTTGAGTACGGATTCGTCGTTCGCGATCGGCTCGTGAAATTGGCATCGATACTTATAAATACCTCACATTAAAAATTTTATATATTGGGATTACAAGTTATAAAATTTTTTAGTTTATTTTTTTGTGTAGTATAGCTATTTAGCTTCCAAACGCAACGCCCCCAAGGCCATCCTTGATGCGTAAAATGTTGTAATTCACAGCGTAACAGCGTATTTGGGGAGAACCTCCACCGACCGGGTTCTTAATCATTAATTTAGCGTTATCGATGCGGGAAAAATTTAGTGTACCACTCGGTTGCGATTTATTGAGAGTTAAACCAAACGGCCACGTATAGAGGGGTGCCGTATCCAATACAGCGCTCGGGAGTGCGGACGTGTGCATTTCGGGGACAACGTTGTGGTGGAAAGTTTTACTGGTGTTTTCAAAGAGGGGAGTACCGTTGATGTACATTGTAGATTCGTCGAACGAATATTCGGTTTGCCACGCGGCGCCTGCGGATTGACCCGAGACCAAATGCACCGCCTTCGTCGGGTGATTGAAGTACGATAAGTCTATCTCTGTCGCTGTATTGGATGTTATTTGGTATTGAGTTTGTGTAATGAGTATTTCATGCTCTTGATCCGTGAAATACTTTCTTTCATCGGAGTCTAAATACACATACGTACCATAAACTTTGGGCGTTTCCGCCGGAGTGAATCCATCACGACACTTGACACGAACTTCAACTTCGTGGTATGCGAGACCACACAAGGGGAGACACTTGGTAAAATCCTCGGAGAAGAAGAATGGTATCATGTAATAATCGGCACTCGGTTCCACGGCTGTACCCCTGGCGTTACCCGGGACTTCGTTAGTACTAACGGCACACGAACCACGGGCACCATTTTCTTTATATAAAATATTATGAACCCCCTGGATGTACAACGAATCGAGGCGGGCGACCTCCTGACCTCCGATGTGAAGGCTGAATTCCGTGGGCGCGGATGCGGTATTGGAGAATAACCCATCGTTGTTCGTTTGAACATTACTGATACTCTGGGCTTCGATCCATAAATACGAGAGTAAATCTCCCTTGGAACGGATCGGAATAGTGACTTCGTTGTTAGAACCGAACGTACCTATGTAGTCCATTCGCTCTGGTTTTATGGAAAAGTTTGTATGGCGCTTGAAATTTTGTCGAAAAAAACTGACTTGGGGTTCGCCTGTTATATAGGCATCCTGAACACCGACACTGACAAGATCAATCAACGCAGCTGACATTTACTAATAATGTATATTAAAAATTTAGCTCGATTGATACACAAAGGACATGGTCGTGTTTCAGGCTCTCACATGGGAAGCACGGGACACGGAAGAGTGTGACGAACATCTTATCAGTATTTTTGGAAAAACCGAGGATGGAAAGTCGGTTTGCCTGACGACCAGCTTTACTCCATACTTTTTTGTTAAACTTCCAAAAGGTACATCGGAACAAGACGTTCAATCGCTATATAAGGAACTTAATACACTGAGACCCGGTTGTCTGGTGAGTTATAGTCTTACGAGAAAGAAAGATGTATGGGGATTTCAGAATAATGAAAAGTTTGCATTTATGCATTTAAATTTTAATAGTGTTGTGTCTAGGCGAAAGATCAATTCATTATTCATGTACAATGGCGATTTCAAAAAATACAAAGTGTATGAGTCGAATTTAGATCCCGTACTTCGGTTAATGCACCGAACTGGTATTGAATCAACTGGATGGCTTGATACGGGTTTGTCCTGTGTCAGATCACATCTCGCTACTGTAGATATCGATCTATTCTGTAATGATTGGAAAACCCTGAAACCAGTCGAAAAAACAACGACAGCCCCCTTTGTCGTTGGTTCTTTTGATATTGAAGCGAATAGTTCTACTGGTAAATTCCCCTGTGCGACCATCATGGGAGATGCTTGTTTTCAGATCGCTATATCCTTATGTAAATTTGGATCCGACGAGCCATACGACAAAACATGCTTTTGTTATAAAAATACAGATCCCAATCTTGACGGGTGTAATATTTTTAGTTATTCTACTGAGCGTGAAATGCTGGAAGCATTCGCCAAATATCTTCATAAGATGGATGTCGATATTATATTGGGGTGGAACATTTATGGATTTGATATGGAATATATCTATCAAAGAGCTCAATTGGTTAAGTGTAATTTCG